AAGTTTCCATTACCAAATATAGCTCTAGGGTCAGACCAGCCGTAACTGTATCTTTCTCTAGCTTTAAATCTAACATTTCCAGTATCGAAGTCACCTTCCATAGCAGTTTTCAATGGTGCTCTAACGAAATGTTTTAATCCGTTAGGTACATCAGTCAAAAGATAGAATGAGTCAGTGTCAGTTAAAAAGTTATTCACTCTGTAACCTTGAGGGACCATTCCCATTTGATAGATAGCATTGATATCGTTATCTGCAGTACTTGTTCTATTAGGAGATTTCATCAATCTTTCAGCTGTGAATTGTAATTCTTTTGGAATTATCATTTTCATTCCCTGAAGAGCGATTCTTAAACCTCTTTCATCAACAAATCCTGCTATGTCAATTAACGATTGCTCTAGTGAAGTTTCGTTCAAGTCAGAAGGTGTAACCAATCTATTACTAAATGTACCGCCAGTAGCTAGTGGGTGAGCATTATTAATTAATGATACTCCGTCTCCACCTGTTACTGCAGTAAATTGAGCTTGGTTTAAAACCTGCGCTGCTTTTACTTGCTTCGTATTAGACATAGATCTTGCAAGTGCTCTAGTGTATCTAGCTGCAAGTCTGTCATATAGGTTATCTTCAATTGCTTCTTCCGTGATAGCAAATGCTAAAGCGATTGTTTCGTGTGTGTAACGTGCAGTAAATGTTTCTTGTGCATCGTCAAAAACAACTCCAGCTCCCTCTTGTTTAGTGGGTGCAGAAGCGAAACCGCTTAACATTACTTCCTCTTCGAAAGCTCTGTCAGATGTTTCAGTCATGAAAATCTCTTTATCTTGATTTTCATATCTGTTGTACTCCAGGCCAAATAAAGCATTTAGACCTGGCTCTAGTTCTTTAACTAGTTGTGCTCGTGATATAGCCATAGTTTATTTCCTTTTATTTAACCCTACGCAAGTCCGACTGTGCCGGCTTTGTAGAAGTGATTGTTTATTCTAACAAGAATATTCCCGTTAGCTGCAGATTCAGTTGAATTAGCAGGATCTTGCGAAATATCAATTGCTTGAATTACGAAGGTCGTTGCTATTCCAGATACTGAATAGTCCAGCTGAACTTTAGAGTTTCCTGTAGTTATTACACCTGTGTTGTTAGTAACAGAATAGTTTTTAAATAAATCCGCTGCACTAAAAGTGCCATCAGAATCAATTAGAAAAACTGCATCAGCGTCATCTACAACAAAAGCAGTAATACCGCCTTGTGTTGGAGTTATGCCGCCAGGATAATAGTTTTTCCAT